TGTGACGCTTGACTCTCCTGGAGTAGTTTTTAGTCATGCCTATGTACCGCTCTTTGGGTAAATAGTATAGCACAAACTTTCCGTCAAGTGTTTTCTTTCCGTGAACGTCTACGTTTTTCTTGCAAGGCTTACAGTATCTCTGTACTCCGGACGGTCTGCTTTTGTCCTTGTGAAATTCCTCCCTTGGTTTACGCTGCTTACACTTAGCGCATCTAAAATTATCGGCCATTTGTTTCGTGATGTTCAATGACAGCCGACTTAATTAGATCAAGTTCTATACGAACCTTTTGGTTCACCCTTTGTAGTGTGTGAATTATTTTTTCTGTATCAGAAATAGGATCTCCATTTGATTCGTGGCAGGATTCATACAGCTGATCAATCTCCTTGTGAGCATTTTCACAAGCGCTGTAATAAAGTTTTGATAATTCCTGCGGATTCATGGCTGTTTTGTTTCTATTAATTTAAAACAAACCTCACACCATAATTCACAACACCGCTACATGTTATTAACAATGTGCATAACTACCTCATCAACCTCTTTCTGATTACGAGGGATGTACACATCATAATCACCCATAGAATTGTTCTTTAAGTGAAGTAGGAACATCTTAAACCTAAGAGGGAAGCTGTGGTTTGACGGAACAAATCCCTTAGTCTCAATAACAAACTTATGTTTGTGCGATACAAAGTCGGGAGTGTAAGTGACAGCTCGTATCAACTTGTCTTCCTTCAAGCTAAAGCCACGAGCCGCCTTCTTACCATAGAACCCTTCGTGTCTAAAAGATTCTAACACCTCAAACCTATGCCCTTCGTAATCAAAAGATAGTTTACTGGTCTTAAGTTTTTTGTAGCAGTATAGCTCAAGCTTTGATTGGAATTCAATACCATCGTGCTTGACTTTCTTGCTTCTTACTGCGCCGGTTTTCTTTTTTCTCATATCATGTTTGTCATATCGAATGCATTCTCAGCTGAGCTTGGCGGAATGTATGTGTCAAACTGCTCACTAATAGGAGTAAATATTTTATTCCCTTTGTCTTTAGTACAGTAGAACCCAGTATTAGTGATGTTCATTTGAAATTCAATCGGCTCATACAAGGGAGTTGGAGACCCCCCGGTCTCAACCATACGAACCTTCCGAACATGGAACTCGGTAGTTTTTCTGACTATTGGATCGTGATGCTGGACCTTTCTGTGGATTGTGAGGAAGCAGCTACAGCGGTTGACCCACTTGCCGCCGTGCTCACTGTCCTCAGCGTAAGGCGCAATCGGATAGCCTTCGCCATCTTTACGTCGCTGCGCCTCAGTTACAGCATGAGTGTTTAACCAAATTGCGAGTTCATTATTGACGCTGTAATTTAATAATTCCGATGCCGCTTCGTAGTGGTACTCGTGTATCCCGATTTTTGAGTGCTGCCCCATGTCAATCTTCAAAGAATTATATGGGTCAATAAACAACGCGTCGATCTTCTGACTCTCTCTTATCTTGTCAGTGAATGCCAGTATATCATGAAACGAATACATGTCTTTATTGCTAAAGAAAACAAAGTGTTTGTTCACCCAGTTGTATGCGCTTGCTAATTCACTGCGAGACATACGGTCTACCTTTCGGTCAGTGGCAAATTCCATCAGCCTCATCTTAGTACTAGCGGTTGCGTTCTCCGACGAATACACACACCATTTCCACCCGTGTTTAATACTTGAGTTTACCATTAGGAATAACACAAACGTAGTCTTACCCACGTTGCTATGTCCGTTAAGTATAGTAAACTCTCTCTTGTATCTAAAGTACTTGTCCAGTGCGGGGCTTCCGGTGATTAGTCCCATCTCAATTTTACCTTGAGAAAAATCCTCAATCCATTTGAAGTCGTCGTCAGTGGGTGCAATGAAGCTCATGTCTCCATTCTTCACGCGCTGCTTGCGTTGTTCGGTTTTCTCAAAGGTTAGTACCTCGTGGATAGGCATACCCTTCCCTTCATTCAACGCATCCCTAATGGTTTTCTTAGCATGCTCAAAATCCTTGATGTCTCTCAAAGATATCTCATACTCTAACACCCGGATAGCTTCTTCCTCAAGCATCTTGCCGCCGGCAATGTACCCACCACACAATCGGGCTGCGTTATACAAAGCGTGATGCTTTTCTCCGTCTGCAGCATTGCGTATCATAGACGCTGCTATGTTTAGCTTGTTGTAGTCGGTGTACTCTTGAGGCTTAACCACCTCTTGCTTTGGCTTAGATTCTTTCTTCTCTTCACTGACGTAAGCGGTAAAGGTTTCACTGTCTTCATTTAAATACAGTCCGCTGTCGTAGCTTTCGTAGCAAGCTCTCGATACATTCTTTCCGGTGGGGTCAACAACAATATTATAATGATTATCAAAGTAGCTTTCGATGGCAAAGAAATGCTCTCTATGCCTGGTGCTGTCATTGATCTTTATTAAAGCCTTTACTCCCTTACCGCTGGGCGATAGCCAACACGAGTAAACATAAGAGTCAAGAGACAGAGTTTGCTTTACTTCTTTAGGATTACTAAGGTCATCAATATCGAGTACAATAAATCCACTGTGTTGTTTTAATCCAGCGTCTTTTCTCTCCTCAAACATCCCGCTAAACAATACAGCGGGTAATGATATTTTAAGGTCTTTCTCTCCAGTGTCTCGTATCTTATCAACTATGTCCTTGCTCTTCCCGGACTTGATTCGTTGCAGTGCTGTACCAAGTGGAATGTGAAATGGATTCTTGGTGTCCGTTATTGATTGGTAGATGGTTACTTTCATAGTCGATAAGGTCGAGTTCTCTTTTAAGGTGTACTATTGCTTTTATAATGTCTTGTTTCATAGGATTCTCCGGCTTCTTGCCGGCCCTCATAAGGTAGGTAAGTGCTGTACCTACATTGTAGTTAGTCCTCTGAAAATCCAAGACAACATCCATAGCTTCAATCGCCTTGTGTTCTCCTATGTAGTAGTCGGGTACGTCTTCTAAATTATATTCCATTTTTATATTCAATTCGCTCTTTATACTTAATAAGTTTCGCTATCTCATCAAAGGTCATGGTCTCCCGACCCCAAACATCTTTGCCTTCTAGCAAGATTAGGTTGTCTCCAACTTTGTTTGGTATGATGACTATCTTGTAGTCACTCTTTCCTTTTTTTGGTAAGCTCAGTGTTTTGTCTTTGTGTTTTACCACGTCTATCGTAAACGATATTTCTTTGCCACCTCTATTCGCTAGGTATGTTGGGGGAACAGAACCAACACGCTCCATTCCCCACGCAAAACATACCATAAGATACAAGGTGTCCTCGATCTTAGAACGGCAGACCATCGCTCTCTTCTTGGGCTACTGGTTGCTTGTCTTCTTTCTTACCCCAGGTGCTAGGGTCTTTAACGATTGCATAAGGACGCCCAGTCTTGCGGGACATCTTGAGTTCAAAGTAAACTCGCGGTGTCTTCGCGTTGTGGGTTGCAAACTTCTTCACGTCCTCAAGTTCTTCAAGGGTGAAACTAAACTCTCCGCTTACGCCAGTTGTAAACGGCACGAACTTCCCGTCCGTGTCACTCCAGACCTTCATCTCATTGAAGTATCCGGCTAAAACATTCTCGTTTTTAGTCATGATATAGATATTAAATTAAACATAGAATTCTTTGTAAAAAGTAGTGGCCGGTCTGTCCAGCTGAAAGTGATGTTTGATAGCATCAACAGCTTTCCAAAACTTAAACTCCCCACTGCGAAGTGTCTCATCGGTTGCATGTATCAATGCAGGTAGATATGGGTATGCTTTCTCCTGGGCTACCCAAGCAAACTCATTGCCAGGATAAACCGATGTGTATATATAAGCTTGAATGTCATAACCAAAAGAAAAAACATCACGCTTAAATCCCCCGATGCTACGAGTACTCTTGCTGTCTATTATTGTACCAGGAATTTTGCAGTCCAAGAACCCTCGAACCGGTATGTCCTCAATCCAGGTGTTGAACTCCACCTGCACTTCACCGGTAAGGTGGCTGTCAAGCAGCCCACAATCGTCCAGCCTCGAGATCATATCTATAGCCATGATATAGTCTTCCTCTGATACAACATCCTTGCCCAGTGACTTAGCTTCGACATACAGCGTCTCCTTCCACTCCTTGTACTTCTTTGTAGCACGAGGATTTTTGCCACCAATCTCAACGCAAATCTCTTTATCGTCAAAGGTGTAGAAGCGGTTTTGATACTCGTTAGGTTCAAACAACAGTGTATCGTATACGCTCCCAAACCACAGCGCTTGAGATTCTTTTCTCAACTGACCAGCCATGTACATTTCCCATAGCCTTATGTCATTGAGTGCGTGTTTGATACTGCTATAGGAAAGATAACCCTTCCCAGTACCATCTTGTAGTTGCTTAGCGAATTCCATTATCGCACAAACTTTTGCAGTGCTTCTATTTGCTTAGCGCTTGCAGATTCTTTGTACTTGCTTAGTACCATTTCGAACGCTTGATTCTTGTCTTTACTATTCTTGATATAGTCTATTGCTTTAGTAAACCATTCACCATCTTTCACCGGGGCCGAAGCAGTCTTCTTGCCGTGCGTGTTGGTAGCGTCAGCGTCTTTGGTATCGTCAATTAAATACATACCATTGAGGGCATACTTGCGTGCATATGAACTCGAAGCTCCAAAGCATTGAGCGATATCCATTCCCTTTCGATTTGGGTCAACACCTGCCTGGGCTTTTACCTCAGCAGCAGACTCGCCATCGGTCACCTGGACCGTAGATTCTATAAATAATATTCCGGCCAGCTCTTTGACCTCATCAGAAATAGTCATAGATAGACCATTAGAACTTAGCAGTGGCTTAACTGCTTCTAGGATGTCTTCGGCGCTACGATAGTTGTAGTTACCAAACTTATTGAACTGACCCTTGGGCGCTTTCAATTGAGATTGCACCTTTACAAGTGCTGCATTTAATTTACTCATAATGAATTGAATTTAGTGTTGCTAATTTAATTGTTTTGAACTGGTATTCCAAGTGCGATTTTAATTTCGGCCTGGATGTGTAAAGTACGGCGCAAATCATAATCACTCAGATCGTGCTCCCCCTTGTATCTTTGATGTATGTTTTCTAACACATCATCCATGCGGTCACATAGGTAGTATAGCCGCTCCATATCGGGCTTGTAAGTCTTGGTTACGAGTTGCTCTAGGCGAGCCTCACATTGACCTCTAGAACTAGATGTAAAAATGGTTTTACACAGCTCTTTATCTCGCAGGTTAAACTTCTCGCTGTCCGGGTTGTATGCTATATAATATTTCATGATTAAACTTTTATTGTGATTACATCTCCCTCTTCGTAGTCTCCATCAATCAGCTGCTGTTTGATTTTGTCCAGTAGTTCAACAGCGTCTTTGATTTTGATTTTATGGTGCTCTTGAATTATTATTCTATTGGCCGCCATTCTATCCTCTATGTACAGCTCACCTAACTCGGTGACGATGTACTTTCCGGTGTGGATTCTATGTATCAGTCCTCTATCAAGAAGTCTCTTTAGGTTACTGGAATAGAATCCTTCGTTCGTATCACTCTTAGCATTACTCACCGCTCGTACATACGATTGGACTTGATGTAAATGCTCGGGCTTTTCTGATTGAATAAACATCAGAACCTTTTGTGTGATGTTATGCTTTTTCTGATTCATACACTTGCTTTTTACTACGTTTAAAATCAATAAATAAATCACCAGTATTGTCACACCAAAAGCCTCTCTGCTCTCCGGTAACGTCATCCGGGTCAAGCCCAAGTGCAGCTATTTGTTCTTCCTCAAGATTATCTATCCGAAATACTTTTCCTTCGCTGTCTTCCATCCAGTAGAATGGCTCACCAATGTTCACCTCGTAGTGGCTAGGTGTAATCGTTGTAAGGCAATCAAAATATCCTCCCTCTTCCTCACTCTTAATTTCAATACTAACCTTCATAGACTTGCACATGCCCACCATTGATTTAATGATTCCTTCCGCCATAGACCAGGCTGTTTGGAAGTGAAATACAAATGTTGTGATGCCGTTCTTCTCGTCCTCACTCACGATGACCGGCTCAACTGCATTCCACTTTACACCCCAGTTGGCTACGCTCCAGTTGTACCAGTTGTCATAGCCGTGCTTATCTCTCAATTCTTTTTCTTTAGACAGCGCTGCTTCAAGAGCTGCGCCCTTCATGTCTTCACCAAGCCATACACTAGCTTGTTCCATACTGAAATCACCGTTCTCTTTAGCTTGCTCTACTCGCTCAGTAACTGACGGCGAATAGCTATCAATCAATGCTTCCGGCATCTTGATAAACCTATTAAAATCAATGACCGCTGACTCATCAAAAATGGGTGCGTCTTTCTTTCTGATTGCAGATTTAAACTGCTCTACGTTGCTGGTTTGTCCAACAACTTTCACTAGATGTGATACGTAATTTGGCATACTATTTATTATTTAATTCAACTTCTAATTTGGCGATGTATTCCTCCACCGCTTCGAGGTAATGAACTCCCAGTACATTCTCTCTTAATCGCAGCATAAACTTTACGCTATCGATCTTTTCGTGTGCTTCTCTCGCTGTCATACGCCCTCGTATTTATTGATTAATACTTCCAGGGCTCTCTCGATGTCGTAGCTATGTGGTCTCGCGTTGGGAAATTGTTTCCGTAACACATTGTAAACATCTCGGTTCGGCATCACTCCGGCGCCGTCTACATAAGTACCACCCCCGTCTCCATCATTCCAAATCTCAAACCCAAGATTGGTTTTACATTGGTATCCTATACCTCTTCGAGTTTCGAAGTAACGAACTCCGGTAACTATTATATTTAACTCATTCATAATTCGTAGTTTTCAATGATATACTTTCTGACTTCATACTGCTCATCCTCGTTGCATCGAGGCCACTTCTTCCTTAGAACCATAGACGCACAAAACTGCAGTCTTGGTAACCAAATGTGTTTGCTCATAATCTCCTCCCGAGACATCGTTGTTACGATTGGTTTTCTGCGCTTACTCATAAGGCAGCCTCCGTTTTCTCCAACAAATCTGCGATTATATTATTCTCTACGCTTATCACGATATCGTAGGTGCATTTTCCTTTGCCGTCATCTTCAAGGATTGCGTACTGGACTGCGTAGATATCTTCGCAATCGAAGTCAACATGGCGTAGCCCAATGTAGTCGTCCTCGCAGTAGTGGTACAAGTGGTACTTCTCGTTGAGTTTAATCTCCTCGCCGTAACCCATACTAGCAATCATCTTCATAGTGATTTTGCTGTATGCATCGTCGTAGGTGTTCCCCTTGAGGCAAGCAGCTGCAGCTGCCTCCTCGATTGTTAAGTGAGTGGGGGATTTTTCATTGTCGGTCTGCAGAGATATTGCAAGTTTAGCTTCTTGCATCTTCATCAAGGTTTCGCTTGGCGAAGCCATTTCTACAAATCGCAGGGATTGGAATATTGCTTTTAAATCTAGCTGCTGAGCTAGATGCATTGCTCCATTTAGATTTCCGCTCTCCATTAGAGAGACCAAGGCTACTTGGATTTCTTTGTTGATTCTTTTCATAAGGCTTGTTTGTTTACAATTACAAAGTTAATACAATCTTGGATAAGTTCCAAATTTATTTTAATACCCGTGCTCTTGGGTAATGCTCACTTCGTGAAGCAGTTTCTCCAGCTGGTACACTTCCTCCATAAGGATGTCGCGTTTGTATCTCGACTCAATTAGTTTTGCACCCCAAAGTTCACGTTGGGTTAAGGCGGTTGTGTTTAAATGACCTGCGCTATGGTATTCGTCTCGACTTTCCCACTCCTTGACCATTTGAATGGCTTCTTTTATTTCCTTACCGGCCCACTCAAGGCTGCCTTCAGTTCTTTTAAGTTTTTCACTTAAGGTATCTTTGATGATTACCAACTCATGCGCTGTTACTTGTAATTCCATAAGGCTATTGTTTTTATTATTAATTATTATCGTACAAACTTGTTACCAATCACTTCCGCACGAGAGAAGTCTCTCACCAACTCTACCGGAACTTTGTACTGGTCACCAGTTTCTTCGTCAAAGTAGATTTCGTAGTCCTCATCCATAGTGTCATCAAACACCAGTGCATCCTCGAGTTTTAAGGCCTCTAATCGATCTTGCTCTTCCTGCTCCATTTGCTCGATTTCTGACTTGGTAAATGTGTGGGCATCTTGTAGGCTCTTGAGCAGCGCTAGAGCACGTGTGAAATTAGTGAAGTGGGTGTCTCTTCTGCCCGTGATAACCTCAAAGAGAGTCTCTGCAAATCGGTCAAGAACTACGTCCCCCAGTTCGCCTTCCTCTGCGA